CTGCATACCCTGACCCGCTATCAGGCGGCGACCCGTGGACGATCGGCTATGGCACCACGCGCTACAGCAATGGCACGTCAGTGAAGCGTGGCGACAAGATCAACGTCATCGAGGCCGATATGCTGCTGCGCCTCGAGGTGGATCGCATCGCTGGCAAGCTGCGCAGTACCATCCCGCATTGGAATGTGATGGATGACAATCAGCGATCTGCGCTGGTGAGCTTCGCCTACAACCTCGGTTCTGGTTTCTACGGCACTGCCGGGTTTGAGACCATCAGCAAGTGCCTGCGTGATCGTGACTGGGCAGGAGTGCCCGCAGCGCTTGAGCTTTACCGCAACCCTGGCACCAACGTCGAGGCTGGCCTGCTGCGCCGCCGCCGCGCTGAGGGCAAACTCTGGGGGCAGCATCAGGCCGCGGCTGAACCAGAAACCGCAAAGCTGCGCCCTGGCAGCCCGTTCACGGCACGCATCACCCCTCACATCAGGCTGGGAGAATTCGCGCTGAATCAGGAGGCTAGGCGGTTCACTGCGCAGCATCAGCTGGATACAGCAGCAGAGTTGGCGGCATTCCTCGAGCGGGTGCGCGTGCAGTTTGGCGGCAAGCCAATCACCATCACGAGTGGATTTAGACCACCGGCAATCAATAAGTCAGTGGGTGGCGCCAGCGGGTCGGAGCACCTTTACAACGCGCCGGGTGTTGGTGCTGTTGACTTCGTGATTCAAGGCGCCGACATGATGGCCGTGCAGCGCTGGTGTGATCAAAACTGGCCGTTCAGCCTTGGCTATGCAGCGCCACAGTTTTTGCATCTAGGCATTCGGCAGGGCCGACCTAGAGTCCGCTGGGATTACAACTGACTCAGTGCTGGTACCTGACCACGAGATTCGCCGGCTGTGCAAGCAGCATTCAATGCTGCAGCCATACAACGAGGAACAGCTCAACCCAGCCAGTTATGACGTGACGCTCGGCAGCAGGATCATGATCGAGGTTGCCGATACGCCTGATCTGCAAGTGATAGAGATCCTCGGTCACACAGCAGACGATCCGTACCTGATTCAGCCGGGTGAGTTCTTCTTGGCTGAAACGCAGGAAATCTTCAACCTGCCCTCATACATCGGGGCGCAGTTCGTGCTGAAATCAAGCCGCGCGCGCGAGGGTTTTGATCATGCAGAGGCCGGTTGGTGCGACCCGAGCTGGTATGGCAGCCGTCTAACAATGGAACTATGCAATCAACGTCGTTTGCATCCGCTAGGAATCTGGCCAGGTATGAAAATTGGACAGATGAAATTTTTGCTTGTGAGTGGTGAGCCCGAAGTTGGATACGATCAGAAAGGCCGCTACAACTGCGATTTGGGCGTCACTAGCAGCAAAGGCTAAAATGTTGAGGCTGCGGCGCGTCAACGCCCAGCCCCTGACCACTGCATCACCAGTGATGATTGAATCTTACGCCGCTGAGCGGTGGCTTCCGGTTGTTGGCTTTGAGGGGCTTTATGAAGTCTCTGATCATGGCCGTGTGCGCAGTGTTGATCGCGTCGTCAAGCTTGACGGCCATCCAAAGCTGAAACAGCGCACTATGCGTGGGCGGATCTTGTTTCAGAAAACCAATCGCCCGGTAGCGACTGGATCGTATGTTCGCAATCAGGTTTCTTTATGGAAGGGAAACCATGAATACACATCGAACGTGGCGCGATTGGTAGCAGAAGCTTTTCTGCCAAATCCAGATTGCTTGCCTTTTGTGCTGCACCTAGACGACGACGCAACAAACAACTGCGTTTCAAATCTGGAATGGGGCAATCACGCCGAGAACATTAGACAAGCTGTGGAGCGCCGCAGATTTCCCACTGGGGCAGCACATCACAACTATCGTCATGGCAAATACGCCGGCAAGGGCTAGCGTTTAATCGGACAGCCAAAGGTCTCCTAAGCGCCGGCCTAAGCAACCGGCGCCCTTTTCATGGGATGCGCCAGCGGCGCCATTCGCATCCGGTGGATGATGCCCGGCGCCTCAGCAGGATCGTCTAGCGGCGCCATCGTGTAATCGTCGCAGCCGTGGCGTTCAGCCCAGTGCTGCGCGCCGCGGTGGGTATCGAACGGTCCGATATGCCACGGGCCGATGCGGAGGATGTATTGCATCGCGGGACACTAGCGCGAATGTTGCGCTGCAATCCCAGAGCAATTCTGTAATCTCGTGAGACTCGGTTGCGACCGCTACCGTGCACCAAGCGGCGGTCAGCTCATGCCCGGTTACTACCTAGAGGTTTCCGCCAAGATCTTCATCCGATCAAACACGCCAGCTGATGACATACCTGGTGATGTCTACAGTCAAATCGCCGAGCATGTCCGATCCGATGAAGACATCATCGATATCGAAGTGAACTGCGTGCCGGTGCCTGAGGATCTCTGTGGATCGGCACCACATTGATGGCACCAGGCTGGTCACACGGCGATCAGCGCGTGATCAGATCCTGCTGGCGTGGAGCTACCGATGCGCATACTGCGGTGATGATCTAGGACGCAGCCCAACGCTTGATCACGTGGTGCCTAAGGTGCATGGCGGGCTTACGGTGCGCAGCAACATGGTTGCCTGTTGCCTTGGCTGCAACTCCAGCAAAGGGCATAAGGCATGGGTGGACTGGTACAGAGCGCAGCCGTTCTGGTCTGCACTGAACGAATGGGCGATCGTGCAATGGATCGCGGAAGGCGCTAATTTGGCTGCCTAGAACTCTCTGAGGGTCTAGTCGTTCCCGTAGAGGCCGGCTGCGGGCAATAGGCTGACACCGCGTGAGGATCAGCCACCGGCCACATTATTAAGATACGTTGCAGCGGTCGCAGGTGCCCCGCCCGTGGTGTGTAGTAAATGAGTCGGGAGCGATCCCGGCATCCACCGCACCTAGAAAAATGAAGAAATTGAGCGCCGGCCTTGAAGCCATCGCTGATTTGATTGTCTCTTGTGAGGCGGGCAAAAAAGCGCTGAAAGATCTGCGGGACTGCACCACCGACGACGAGTGGGATGAGATCATCTCCAATCCGCTAGTCGACACACTGGTGAGCATCTGCATGGATCTCGAAGACCGGCTTTAGTAACCAAGGGGCTTCGGCCCCTTTTTTTTTATCGCTCAGCGGTCGGCGCTATCCGTGAGGACGCGCGCGGTGTTGCAGTCGCGGTGGCTGCAGCTGAAACCGTATCGGAGGCCGCTTCATTCAGCACCCAGGCGGGATTCGAACCCGCATCGTCCTGCAGCGCAGTGACCGCCCTGTCCGATTGGTTCGCACTGGGTGAGCCCGATGCACGAGGCAGAGCGGGAACACGATCACGCTACGGCAGGATCCTGCTGCACACCCACAGAGCGATCAGGCACGTCGCCCAATACTCGAGCACCAGCAGCAGGACATCCTGAAGCATCAGCGACCTAGCAGGTGATCGAGATAAAGCTCGGCTTGCCACAAATCACTGGAATAGCGGCAGGTGCCACCCACACAGCTGCGGTAGTACACCTCACCATGCACGGGCATGAGCGTTTCGATGTAGCCGCCGTCTCGATCAGTGCGGCTGATGACTTCCGGGCCGAACATACAGCTCACACCTGGCCGCATAACGGCCGCCGCTTCTCTTTGATTCTGGCAACTCCAACCCGCAGCGCTGATGGCGCATCTGCCAATGCTGGCAATCCCAACACATCAGCGGATCACCAGCAGGGCGCAGCTTTGCGCGCGCAGCTTGGTAGATGTGTTGCGCTTTGATCAATGCCGCCTGCAGTTGCACCGCGCCCGTATCGAGCTCAATCTGATGTTCAGGTTTTGGGCCGAGCACTACGCGCGCGTGCCAGGTGCGGTCAGTACGGCTGCACAGCAGCAACAATCGGCCGCCGTGCAGACTGATCATTCCGCCTCACCAGCAGCAGGCTGGTGATAGATGCGTTCGAGCAACATGCTGGCTGGTTCATCCGGGCCATCAGTCACATAGGCAGCCACCGGGTCAGTGCCATCTGATGCCACATAGATGCAGCCATAGCCATAGGGCTTAACGACCACCAAGCCGGTATTGCGACTGCGCGACAGGATGCGAAGCGCCAGCCGCTCGATCAGATTCAAGCCAGGCAGGCGAGTCATCATCCCTCCAGTTTGGCGATAAGACGGGCGAGATACCACTGGCACTTACGGGCATCCTCGAGCGCATTGCCCTTGCACCAGATGCGCAGCAGGTATTTCAGCGCTTGGCCCTGCAGGTATGCGGGCACCATGTGCGGCGCATCGGTGACTGCTGCCTCGATCACGTCGATTGCCTCGACTGGGCCGCGGCGGTAGTGCGATGGGTTGATTGGGTCTGGCATGGGTAGTGGGTCTGACTACTTGGCTTCAAGTTCGTTGGCAATAATGAGGATCTCGTAGAGAGCATCCATGTACCCTTCAACGTAGTTCTGATGCACGTAGTTAATGTCTTCAATGGTTTTCTCTGGAGTCACTGCATTGACAGCAGCGCGAAGGGCGTCAGAGATCTGAGCTTCGTGGTCCTGAATCCATTCGCCACTGTCGTTGTAGTAGCCATCACTGGCGACTTTGTAGGCATACATAACTGCTTGAGCAGCAGGTGAAAGTTGTTGAGTCATTAGTTGATCGGACTAAGAGGGTTCGTAGGTGGCAGCAAAGATGTCAGGCTTGCAAGGGTAGAACTCCCCCTTGATGCCGCGAATAATCCAGTCGCCGGGACTAGCAGCATGCGTGCCTTCCAGGGTCTCAATCAACAGGTGGTAACCATCGCAGCATGCGTCGCCACCTTGCTCGAGAATCCAGTTGGTGACCTCCACTGTATTAACAGCGGTGCCGCTGTACTGGCGAGCTTCGATTTGAACAGGTTTTTTGGTGAAGTAGGGCATGATAGTGAGGTGGACTACTGGGCTTCAAGCTCGGCGGCGATGGCGAGGAGACTCAGCCTGATTTCGACCTTCTTTTGCAACGGTAAGGCGTGATTGCGGTCGAAGAATTCTTCTTCAAGGGCGGGCGGCACCACCTGATCCGCAACAGCACGCAGGGCGGCAACGGCATTGGCACGAGCCCAATACCGCTCTGGACCCGTTGAGTTTTCTGTGTGCAGGGCATCCAGCACTGCCTGCGCGGCGGGGCTCAGTGGGGTGGTGTCAGTCATTGAGTAGACCTCCATCAACGAGAGCATCACACCATTCCTTGAATGGCGCCTCGATCTGAGCCATGGCTTTGTTGTCCACGGCGCTTGGATCGCGGATCATGACAATGGCAAGGCCAAGAGCATCACCGAGGCGATTCTCAAGGCTGTTTAGTGGCACAAATTTGAAGTCAGTCATTGATTTGCTTGGTCATAAAGAGCATTGACAATGATGCCGCGATCACCGGGGTAGAGAT